CGCGACATGGTCTCATCGTATGACGTTTTCAAAGCGTCGCCTACGGGTTCGACAGCTCCATCATCGCTCACGCGACAAAAGGACTTCTTACCGGCATCAGTGGAATGAGAGGAAAAACCGAAACCAGGGGAAGTATCGGTACGGATTGGATTAAGACGATTATAGTCAATCGGAGCATTGAGAGACTCCTCGAAAGACAAAATGCCTTTAGGCCAAACCTTGGTACGCGAATACCTTCGACATATCATGCTAACCGCAACGTTCAAAAACAAACGTACTTCGGCAACAAAATTCATCAAGGGCACTGCGCTCTTTGCTTGAGCAAGAAGAAGAGGATCGGTACGAATGCCGTTGAGCAGCTTTGGATGCATAGCTGCAGGCGACATTCGGGGAGTGAAATCGGGATCGAGACGAGTGCGACAGATCTTTGTGTCACGAGCAATGTGATTACAGTAGAACCGGGCGACAGTTCCCATGCGATACGCATATTGGGGTAGGAATTTGTCATCTGGATGGGGTTCAGAAGACAGTTCCAATTCAGAACCAGTAACGTAATCATAAGGAGCACATTGGGACACAACGAGATCTGTACCAAAGAGATTTTGGGCGAAATCCGACTGATTGATGATGGCGAAAAAGGATACATTATCGCTACCAGCAAAGTGGAAACCACACATCTTTTCTCCAGCATGCTTATTATCCAACATAAGCAACGCACCACAGTAACCATTAGCATTCGCGAGAGCAAGCGAAAGGTAACGTTTACACGAAGTGATAGTTTTGGTGACCTTGTTGATACTACTCTTAACGTCAGCAAGAAAAACGCTAGCATTGGAAGCAGTTTCGACGGTCATGGTAGGAGAAGTGGGATTGGATGGGAGAACGCGAAAGAGTGAACCTAGGAGGCGAGAATCCATCTGATTCTCTTTGATAAAGAGATGACGGATATCGGAACCGAACTGAACATTACGGCAACGAACTGTCATAATATCGCGTTCGGGCCAACGCTTGACCTCGAACATATTGGGTTCGAGGACGTAGTTGGCACCACGCCAAACCAAGTCAATAACGACACGATCGGGGGGATAATCGCCGAGGTAGTGCGATGGCATAATAAACTGATTGCCAAAAACGCACACACCCCAGCCACTAACACTAGCCTCGACCATGCCTTCTTGATCACACAAATGCATAGTGAAATAGGCGAATTGAGAAGGGAGCTTGTTGACAAGGTCGCGCGCGTTAGCGTCGGCAACTTGAGAGACGGCAACAGGCTCAGGCTTAAGAGCAGCTTTGGGCGGCAAACGACGTTGAGGTATCTTAGGGACACCTTTCTCGTAATTGCCACCCGCATGGCTCTCAGCGGGAGGAGAAGGAACCGTAACTTGGGGCTTCGATTTGCGGAGAGCAAAATAAGCCCCGATAGCTGTACCAACGGCGAAAACAAGAGCAACGCCAATATACTTGAAATTCGATCTAATTCCGGCAGCCACTTTATCTGTGGCTTCGAAAATAGCCATGGGCGTATGGGCCTCATGGTATCGAATGTTAGCGATGGTAAGGTAAGCTTCAACAGTTTGGGGAGTATCGGAAGGGACTTCGAAATGAGCGTGCACAAGGGGTTTGAGCACACTAAGATCAACATCAGAACGTGCAAAAGGAGCAATGGCTCCAGAACGCATATAGGAAACGGGACTTGACTTTGACAGATAACGCAACAAACGACCATAAGGAAAAAGGTCATTTTGTGCATCAATCTGCCAACGTCCGTCCCAATCATAACCGCGTAGCCAACTAAACCATGAACCGATGCCTTGAGACTTGGCGAGAGTGAGCTTTTGGGAAAACTCAACATCGTCATCAACGGCAATAGGCTCGAGGCCTGAAATAGACTCTTTTTCCAAATTAAGGATAAGAGTATCTGTGCTAACAGAAGCACGCTTAGATTCGAATTTAGCTTTCTCTGCTTTGATTTGGCCAGCTGTAAAGCGGGCCACGTCGTACACGTTATGATTGGCACTAAGAACGGTGCGATTAACATGACCATTTACCCAGTGGAGTTGGACAAGGTCAAAAGACATGTATTTAGCAGAAAATTCTACGGGTGGATTAAACCGACCCGTTTGGGGATTGTAATTGGGATGGGTATTTCGAACCTCCCAAACGAACCAACGACGCAAAAAGGCATTCTTATCCTGGCCTGGAAAGCCAGTTTTCGTAACAGCCAAATTCTTGTCGTTAGTCGTCATATAAATGACAAGTGCTGTGAAAGGATTGAGACCTTTAGAATTGACGTCAGCATAGTTCGGAAGATAAGGTTTGTTGGTGAGAAGGTAGATGAATTCAGAAACGTGTTGAACGTTTATTTCATCATCTTTAAGTTGGAAAAAATCATCATATAACATACCTAAATGTTGGGGCGGGAGATAACCATTCATGTAGGCTCCCTCAGGACGAGGGAGCAAACGATTAAGGTGATCTTTCTCGCCAATGAGTTTCATGACGATTTGGTGAATAAGAGGGACAACTTCAGTCTTGCCACAGCCGGGGGGGCCTGTGAGCGCAATACCAACGGTCTTTCTACGATCGCCGAGAGAATTTCTAAATCCCTGGGCTTTGGAAAC